ATGCAAAGTTCCATCAGCAGGAAACTCTTACCGGCCTTGGAAGAGCCGGAAATCAGCATCTTATGTCCGCAGCGTAGGATGCCCTGGATGAGTTCGCTGGGCAGAGCCGGAAGCGAATCCTTGTAGGTGTCCAGAGTGACCATATCCGGCAGCTCATCGGAGGCACCCTCCACAAAATCCATCCAGTCGACCCAGCTTTTTCTGCCGATATTGGTCGCCACCAAGTACTGCCGATTGCCGTTTCGTGTAACACCGGGCATACGGGACAGCCGGGAGGGATTGCGGTTCTGCTTGTCCACCACCACACCATTCCGCTCCAGAAAGTCATACAGAAATTCCACGCGCTTCCGGTACTCGTTGTAATCCTCCGCATCTACACGGACGATGGCATGGAGGCTCTTGCCGCCGGAATGCACCAGGCAGGCAATGGGCAGTTCCAACTTCCGGTACATAGCGTCCTGGTCTGCAATCGACATGGTGTCGGACTCCACCAGGGCATACCGGAATTTGGTGATGTTATCGTTTTTGACGCCTTCGCCGTCAACGGGATTGAATCTAATCCAGGCACCCACCTCCGGTTTCCAATCGCCGAAGGTAGCACCGATGTCATTGCCGTGCTTATGCAGTGAGGAAATCAGATCCTTGGCGGGACGGTCAAATACACCCTTGGAAGGCAGCCATCTGCCGTCGGAATCCTTCCAGACGTCTCCGGTGACATAGCCGACGAAATCGTCTCGGTCAAACAAGGTCTCCAGATAGGTAATCAGCTGCTCGGCCGGATTCCATCTGTCCGGTGCGGTATAAGGTGTAAAGCCGTCGCCGTCCTCGGTGATGGAGTCATTCCAATCCATAACCCCATCTTCAAAGCGTGGTGTCCAACCACGCTGTTTTGCCATCTGGACGATGGTGCCGCCCTTAATAGGTGCGGAGCAGCCACGGAAGGTGCGCCATTTCCGCTCACATTCGCCGGGGCGGTATCTGCGGTCGGCACGGCTCCAGTTGTCCCAAACCGACCAATCAAAACCCTCGGCATGGAGGGCCATGCCCACATTCACCCATTCCTGGTATGACAGGGCGGCGACATCCAATGCCTCAAGGGCCTGTAAAACATTACTCATATCGTTACCTCACATTTATGGTCTGTAGGTGGCGGCTGTAATTCCGTAGGGAATTCGCCAATTATTCATGGCAAGCCGAGAAATCAGCTTGTTTGCATCTTCAAAGTGCCAAGTGCCAACCTGCCGGAAACCGTAGCGTTCCAGGCAGCGTATTTGCTTCGGTGTGGCGAGTCCTTCATCCTGGCGGCGTTTCAAGCGGTCAATCAGCAGGCTTGCCTTGCCCATGTTCTCAACGGACTCGGCAAAAATACCCCTGCGCTCCAGGAACTCCAGCTGCTTTTCTGAAGGCGGAGCCATCTCCCAAGCGAAGGTAGGAACGTAGCCCACCAAATCCTCTGCCGCAATGGAGAGGGCATATTGGAGCGGGTCCACCAGTTGGCGTTTGCGCTTCCGCATCTCCGCCAGCTGCTTTGCCAGGGCTTCCTCACGCTCGGCAAGAATATCTCTTTCTGCCTGTTCCTCGGCATCTATGAGGTCGATGCCGTCCTCGGTGATTTTGGCATCTATCTTTTTGGCAATGGCATCGTCTTTGCTAATAAGCGCCGACGGCCGGCAAAGGTCATGCCGTGCGGTCATCCAAAGGAAATCCAATAACAGCAGGTTCTCCTTACCGGGGTGCAGCCGCATTCCACGGCCCACCATCTGCTGATACAAGCCTCGCATTTTTGTGGGGCGCAGCACAACAACGCAATCCACGGAGGGACAATCCCACCCTTCGGTGAGGAGCATGGAATTGCAAAGCACATCGTACCGACCATTTTCAAAATCCCGGAGGATCTGCTCACGGTCCGGGCTGTTGCCGTTGACCTCCACGGCATTCATTCCGTAGTCATTCAGTAGCTGACAGAACCGCTGCGATGTGGCTATCAGCGGCAAAAACACCACCGTTTTTCTGTCCCGGCAGTAATGAACCATCTCCCTGGCTATCTGCGCCAGGTATGGCTCCAAGGCATTGCCCACATCGTCTGCTTTGAAATCACCGCCGGAAACCGCCACATTCTGAATGTCCAGTTCCAGGGGTATCAGCTGTGCCTTTACCGGGCAAAGGTACTTTTCTCGTATGGCGCGGGTCATGGTGTACTCATAGGCTCGGCTATCAAAAAACTCGCCCAGATTCTTCATGTCGCCGCGATCCGGCGTAGCGGTCACACCCAGCACATTGGCATTTGGAAAATGGTCAAGAATGCGGCGATAGCTGTCCGAGAGACAATGGTGAGCCTCGTCCACAATGATGTCGGAGAAGTAATCGCCGGGAAAACGGGCAAGCCGCCGTTCCTGCGCCAACGACTGCACAGAGCCGATGGTCACAGGAATGGGGCTGCCCAGGCAGGTGCTTTCTGCCTTTTCCAGAACACTGTCCAACCCCGTGGCGGCTTTCAGTTTGTCTGCCGCCTGGGTCAACAGTTCTCCACGATGTGCCATGATGAGGACTCGACCGCCCTTTTTGACCTGTTCTTCTGTGACCTTGGCAAAAACTACGGTTTTGCCGCAGCCTGTGGGTAGCACCAGCAATGTTCGCTGATGCCCCACACGCCACTCCTGCAAAATCGCATCCTTTGCCTCAGCCTGGTAGGGTCTGAGTTGCATCATGGATGGCGACCTCCTTATGCGAAGGGAAGGTCATCGTCACCATCCAAAGTGGTCCAATTGGTCTGGACGGGGAAATACTTGTCATCCCAGTCGTAGAAGCGGTCGACATCGTTGGTCTGACGCTCCTCGCCGTCACGATTGATGTAGGTACGGGGCTTGAAACGAGCGCGACCTCTGGCTCCGAGGACCTTGTTCCAGTCCATGACCAGGCGTTCTCCGTGCTTCTTCTGACCGATGCAGCGGAAGAAGGAGGAAATACGCCATTCCAGGGAGCGGAACAGGATGAGGTCAAACTTGACCGTTGCACGGCGGCCGTCCTCGGTGGTAACCGCCAGGGTCAGAGCCGCCTTGTTACAGGCAGGAATCTTGGTGCTGCCGGGATAGCGACCCCGCTCAAAATCCACCACCTCGAAGTTGTAGTCACCCTCTTCCAGGAGGACATATTCCTGGCCGTCGCTCTCGATGGCATCGTTCCAGTCCATACACATATTCCGGTTATCGTACATTTTCATTTACCTCCATTTATTCAGCGACTCTGCTTGCCGCGATGATATTGATAATCTGATCCCAGTATTTCAGCACCCATCCGGTGAGGAAGTTATCGGGATATTCGTCCAGGGAGACCGAAGCATCGTAGCGGCTCTTGGCGGCGACGACCTTCCGCAGTTCCTCTTCGGTGATGTCCGCATCTGCCATCAAGCGGCGCACCGTCTGAATGGGAGACTCTGCCTTGGGTCCGGTACCTTTGCCGAATACATGGGCAAGCTGGGCAAAATCCAAATCTAGGACATCCGGCAGACCATGGCGGTTCTTGGCATCCCAACAGGGATGGTGGCTCGTATGCATCACACGCTTGCCGCCCTGGGCCTTGGTGGATTTGTTTTCGGTGGTGACCACATAGGTCTGGTAATTGAGGAACAGGAGCATATCGCACCATTCCTTAAACAGAGGAGCGACCTGCTTGGAGAGTTTCATCTCCCAACGGTCATAGGCTCCCATCTCATCCGGCTGCTCAAATTTCCGCATTTTGGCATGGGCGGTAACCACCACATTCATTCCGGCAGCGATGATCTTGTCCAGGGCACCAAAGAACGCCATGAACTCCTCTGCCAGGTAGGTGTAACCCTTGCCGTAGCCGAATTCCTCCAGACCGGATTTCTTGTACTTGTTGCAGACATGGGCAATAGCCAGCTGCTCTGCCCAGTCGGCGGTGTCAATCACCAATGTGCCGCACACGCCGGGGGATGCGGCAACTTCGTTCAGTACCGCCACCAGGTCTGCCCAGGTGGCAGGCTTTTCGATGCGTCGGACATCCATATGGGAAGTGCCGCCCTCGGTGTCGATGAACAGCGGATTGGGGAACTGTGCCGCCAGGGTGCTTTTGCCGATGCCTTCGGACCCGTACAGCACCACCTTCTGGGGGCGGATGATTTTTCCATCAGTAATCTTCAGCATGGGGACCTCCTTATCTGAGACTGCAGGAGTAATCCTGGGTCAGGGTGACACCGGGGACATCGGTGCCAGCAGAGAGCAGGCGCTTGACCTCGGTCTTGCTGATTTCCGGTGCGGGGATGCGGTAGCAATTGCTGTGACCGTTTTCG